TGGCCGAGGGAAGGTCTGTTCCTATCGTAACCCCTGTATCGGGGTCCGCTGTGTAATTCGTACCATCATCCTTTGGTTTAGGGTGTACTCCTAAGGTGCCGATATTACCGTAACTTTCACCCATAAAGCACCATTGAGGGGTGGAAGCGGCGGTGATTAACCACCCCTGCTGGTGCTCATGGAGCCACTGGATGTCTCTTATGATAAGGTTGATGTAGCTGTTAGCAGCGTAGAAGTATTGAGCCGCCATCACGCCGCTGTCCATGCAGTTCGCCGGGAGCTTATACGTGCGGTAGCCAGCCTTGCAGACGAGCAATCCCACTTTGCGGAGACATCTCGATTGAGACACAAACAGGTTTTGACGCTCGTTCAGTTTCCGGCGGAGGACCCTCTTAGGGAATCTCCCATAGACAAGGTTCCCGTCGGATACGTTCTGCCCCAACTCCCACAATATCATCTCCTCAAGTTGTTTGAGGGTATAACCCTGGAACTCTTCGCTCATCGTATTTTCTCCGGCTGCCCAGGTCCGAACACATTGCGCTCGGTCTCGTCGATGTCCGTATCTTCAGGCTTCAACCCCAATTCCGTGAGCTCCGCCTGTCGTGTGACCTTCTGGCCGAATCTCAAATCGACGTTGATTAAGGAGATGAAGCTGTCTTTTGTTCCGGTTTTGTAAATGGAGAACTCATCACCGGGATTCCAGGTGATGGAGGTGGTTACTTCAGTTTCGGTGGCCGACACTACTACGGTATGGGTCCCGGCCGTGTCATTGTAAATCGCCAGCCCAGGAATAACCCCGCAGGACCTGAAGTCAGCCCCCGGTTTTCGTAGAGTTGTCCCTATACTCCCCTCGTGACATCCTGTCATCAGGGGCTCGGTATCGTAATGAATTTCGGCTGTTCCACCCGGCATTCTTATCCCTCTCGTCGTGTATAGCTTGATGGGCCGCAGACCACGTACACATGGTTTCGACCTTGACCTTAATCTCTTTGGTCAAGGATGTTAATTCTGTTATCTGTTGACCCTGCATGAGGTGGGACCCCCATAACATAATGAGTCCCACCACAGCGGGGCCGATAAGTGTTTCCACCACACGGGCAATGAGACTTTTTGCGCCGTCGGTAGTCATTACAGGTTACTCATAATCCCGCCACCAGCAGTTGCGGCTGCCGCGACGCTGTTGTTCCAGACGATACCTTTGGCCGCGCTCCATGCCACCGCCCCGCCATCCGAGAAGGCGTAGGAGTCCATGAGGACTATAGCACCCTGGGAGATAACGGGAATTGTGAACACGACAGACTGCGTTATCGCCTTGTTAGTGGATTTCGCCATGAACAGACAGTTCTTGAAAATCTGCCACCTGTCTATTCCAGTGCCGTCAGCGATTATCGCGTGAGCATAACCAGCTGCGCTCAGGTATGCCTGAATCACGCAGTCACGAAACATATTTCTCGTGGCATTGGTATCGAACAGGATACCCGTTGCATCGGCGTCTCTCGCTATGGTGTCCACGCCGATAGTACAACTATCAAAGACGTTTTCCGCCCCGCCGTTAATCTTGAGGTCGGCAGCGCCTGCCGCGGACTGCGTAGTTCCACCCACGATACCGGCGAAGTGAACTCCTTTGAAGTAGTTCCTCTGACCAGTAACTTCTGCGGCAAGGAGGGCAGCAGCATTGTTATCCCCGTTGACTATCTGCACGTTTGCCACGATACATCCATCAGCGGAGAACTTGACCACGGGGGAGATGTTAGCCCCTGCTGTATTGGCAATTCTGGCCCGCTGGCTCACCGCCGTCGGAGCACCGACACCGATAAGATGCACGAGGTCCTTGTTCCAATCCAATGCAGCAGACTGATAGTCCGTCGTGCTGGCCGAGGTATTGCTTTCCGCATAGAGGAGCACTATGTCGTTCTTGTCAGCGGTGGCCTCACTGAGCGCCTTCGCCAATGTCTTGAACGCCATAGTGGGGGAGTCACCGGGGTTATCATCACTCCCGCTATAGGGTTTTACGTGTATCACCTTCCCCTGCGTAGAGGGAAGGATGTTCCAGAATCCTAACTGAAGATTTGTCAACATATCCTTACCCTCCTTATGACGGAATCACGCCGTAGAAATCTCTTTCATCGGCAATTTCCGCACTGAACCTCTGGTCGGCCTTGCACATAAGGTCGCCAGTCTGGAAGTCGCGCTCACGAGCAAACCTCGTCTTACGTCTCCACCAGAAGACAATCCCTCTGCCGTCAAGCTGGAGGAACCAGTTGTTGGCGTTGGAGATATGGGGCCATTTCACCGGCACAATTCCCCGGCCACTCTCGGCGTAGGCGTTGATTGCCCTATTCGCCGTGTCGGGGCGGGTGGGGGATTTCAGAATCTCAAGAACCTTCGGCTCCAGTGCGGGAGGATACCAAAGTTTCTTGACGTTCTTGGTGATTCTGTGCTGCCGGTAATTGAACTGATTCTCCGCTGCGACCACGACCGCCCAGAAGGTCTCATAGGTGAGGTCGGTGGCAGTGGAGAGATTGGAGAACGACGTGCCGTCCAACCGAGGATGGTCGGTGGCGAACAGGGCCTTGCCAAACCTGGTCGTATGATAGGTAGTGGCCGTCCCGTAATTGAAAAAGCGGGCCATAAGCGTCTCGACATTTTCAGCCATCGCCTCTCCGAGGTCGTGGAACATCTCGCTAAGCTCCTCAGCATTACCCCCGCCATTGAGCTCGTAAAGATTATCCTCGATTGCTTCCTCGGTGATTCGGATAGCCAATGCCCAAACATCATGCACCCACGCCTGTTTTGAACCGGCAATCTGAACGTCGTATCCGACAGGAGCACCCTCGCCTTTAAGCGACGGAAGTCCGAGACCGGACCGAATCACGTCCTCTTCTTTCTTCTTTTTCGATTCCTTGATTGTTACCAAATTCTGCCACTGAGATTCCGCTCTTTTGTTGACGAAGCTATCAACAGCGACCACGAACAATCCGGGAATGTACTCTTCAACAAATCTACCTCTTGTCCACATAGTTCATTCCCTCCTTTACAGTGCCACGCCTGCGCCATACAGATGACAGGCGGGTTGAATCATGCAAATCATTCTACAACCAGCCGAGGCGTAACTGTCAACTCCCGGAGCAAGCTGACTAATCAGCCTGATAGGGATGGTGGCAGTAACAGCCGCACTGGTAGTGGTGATTCGCTGTTTCGATATTTTGGTATTGGTGTCGGGAGCATAAAGAGCCTCCCCCGCAACCGGGTAATTGAGGTCGAAGTCTGCCAACGTGATTGCAGCATCCACGACCGCCTGATAGGTCTGTGCCGGATGGTCAGCGACCAGCACATATCCGGCCACCGTTCCATCTCCCACCTCTGTAGCAGCGATGTATTTGACGGGATTCATGTCCTCATCAAAGCATTCCTGCACAGCCCCGATGATGTAATACTCATCCCCCGGAGTGGCACTCATAACCGCAGCATCATACACCAGCACCCCCACTCCCAGCTTGGGAGAGTTGATACTCTTGACATCTGCGCATACGAGGTCATTCACGGAGATGTTGATTGTGGGTGCCGTCTGAACGGCATAGAGTCTTGCCCTAAGCAACTTTTCATGAACGGCGAACCCATTGTAAATTCCAGCGTAAGGATTCGACATGGTAATATCTCCTTATTTTTCAATCGTTTACACGGAAATCTTCTGCTGATAGTTCCCCGTGCGTAATACCCATAGCGGCATCAATTTCCGCCTCGTCCGCTTCGATAACGTCCCTTCCCTGTACCTCGTGTCTTCCGGCGGACCGGGAATCGGACGACATGCGGGACTTGGCGATAAATTCAGCTTCGCCACCTCTTGCCGTTTCTCTGACCTCGCCATCCATCGCAAGGAGACTTCTGCCCTGGTCGTGATTGTCTGCCATTTGGCGGTATAGGGCCATCTCCTTTTCGTGCATCCACCAGGGCTTGAACACTAACACCTGGTCAAGGTTACACACGCATCCCAGGATGGGGTCGATATGTTTCTGGAGGAAGGGGGTATTAGTGGAATTACAAATCCACCACCGAAGCGGCACGGGCTGGTTCCTTACGGAATCAATCCTCGCCGGATTTCGGGTAATCCACCTAAACGCCATCTTCTTCTCCGTCGCCCTTTGTTTCGCCGGGGGAGGCAATTCAAAGGGGTCCCTCGAAAGGGAAAAGTCAACAACAGATTTCTCACCTAATGTTTCCCAGTCTTTGTCCTCACTGGCTACCCGGTGGAAGATTGCCAGTTCGTCTGGGGTTAATGGGGGTTGTACACGCTCCTCGACCGGAGCGGTCACATCATCATATGTATCTTCTATTTCAATTTTCTTCTTCGTCATGCTGCCTTCTCCTTGGGCTTATTGGTCGCCCCCACGATAGCTGCGTACCTCTTTAATTTTTCAGTGGTAGTATAGCCTAATCTGCGGGCCACGTCAATCTGTTCTGCTGTGAGTCCGAATGTTTCCTTTCCTCCGTCTCCGCCTCCGCTTCCTTTCACCCTGGACCCACCACCTTGAGAGGCTATCTTCCCCTGCCGAGCCTTCTCTGCTTCCTCCTTACCTTTGATTCCTTTCTCGGTCTCCGCAAGTTTCGCTTTCCAGGACTCCACTATTATAGGTAGAGTCTTCATTGTGAGGACACCTCTGGCGAATATGTCCCCGAACGGATGGTCGGTGATACCGTAGTATTCCTTGACATCATCGACAGCTTTGATAGTGTCAGGGTCGTCGTATCCCTCCTTGAACAATCCTCGGAGGGCGGCAACACTCTCATCGCGCTTCTTGATGATGTCGGTTTCGGCGACAGCCTCCTTTTTCGCGCCTTTCGCAGCCTGCTCCGCTGTGTAACGGATGATTTGAAGGAGCGTTTCATTGTCACCTTTGGCATCCTCCATCAGCTTCAGAAGCTGGGCATTGCTCAAAGGGGACTCCTCCGTTGTTGGGGCCTTCTTCTCCTGCCTTATGTTGTGCAGGGTCCGGTTGGCCTCCGCGATTGCTTTGTTGAGATTTTGGAGGTGCTCCTCTCCCCGCCTTATCCTTTCGGCGAGTTCGTCACTTTCTTTTCCTTCTTTGCCTTCTTTCCCGTCGTCGGTTTTTCCACTTTCTTGGCCTTCTTTACCACCTTCTTCACCCTCCTTTCCTTCTTCCGTGACACCCTCCGACGGAGGATTCTCCTCCTCATAATCGGAGTAAATGTCAACCAAATCGTCCATGATGTCGTTTACGTTCTGTTCTTTTCCGTCTTCTTCCGGCATTGTTCTTACCTCTTTCCTATTTTCTCACCCTTTCTCCGGGGTGGTCGGGTTCCAATATTACCCCTCGTAAAAGCCTTGTCTCGAATGACCGGAACGCCTTCTTGACATATAAGTCGGCTACTTTCCTTTCCTCGTCATTCGCGGCCAGTGCCTTGGGGATGGAGAGCACGGCCTTGAAAGCCTCCATTGCACCCTTACAATACTCCGGCGTGCAATGGGAATTTATCAATTCTTTCATAAACTTATGAGCCTTCTCGATGACGGCCTCCAATATTGCATCAGTCTCTCTGTCCGGCAACACTCTGCGCCACCTGTGCTTTCGTTTGTAGGTACGGCTGAATAATCTTGTCCATGATTTCGGGATTCTGTAACACAACCTGTATCATCTGCATTATCTGCGGATTGATGTACTTCTCCCATTCATGCTTGCCGAAGGACTTCAACAACTCCTCCCGCACGGGGATGGGGTTGAACAACGGGTCTTTGGAGGCAATCTGCCAAAGCTGCATGGCATCATTCCTCACGGCAGCCTTACTTGCCAAATCGGTTGACCCTCGAAGCGTGAACTTGTAACCCCGTCGCATCTCCCTCCGAGGCATCGTGGTCTCCTGCCCCTTCACCATTATGGTTTTCCCGGCGGGCATGTACTGGTAGTAGAGGTCGTATAGTGATTCAATCACGGCCAGATACTCATCTTTCGTGGTACGGGCCTGATAGTTATGTTTGATGGCCCCTTCTTGCAGGACGCTCATAACCTCCGCTTTCGTCCGGCGTCCGCCCGGCTGACTGGGTACGCCAATCTGCCAATCGCCGACCGACCCGATTCTCTCCCATAGCGTCACAAGGAATTGTAGGAAGGTCAGGTAATGGGCAGCGTTGATATTGAATGTCGGGAACTTGATTCCCTCGACGCTCGCAACTTCGACACCCTTGCCGGGGTAGAGGTCAATCTGCCCGGACATTCCCGACCGCTCATCAAAGAAGAACCAGGGGATGAGAATGACCAACGCTGCGTCTATCATGCGGTTGAAAATGTCGCTCGACCCCTCTTGGACGGCCTTCATCTTCCCATACATACCCGTTCCGAATGACCTCTTGGGCTCTGGGAACATCCTGATTCTCTTGAGAATTGACCGATTCGCCATGTAGAGGTCAACTCTCCGGCGAAGATTGATGATGGTCTTGGAGGATTTGGTGAGCGTGACCACGATATACTCCTCCCGGAAGTCTGTCTGTTGGTCCTCCGGGAGCTTGAGGTCCTGTCCGATGGGGAAGGAGATATGGCATTCGAGACATTCGACAACTTCTTTGCCGGTAATCTCAACACCGGCAACCTCCTGTGTGGGGCTTACTTCATCCCGCTGTCTCTTGCGTTTCTTCTTCTCAGGAATCAGCCACGGGCCGATGTTGTGCCAGCCATTGTTCCCATTCCGTCTCATGAGGTCGGCGTATGTATATTCAACCTCCACTATCTTATCCGCTGCTTCCCACTCTTCCGCCGTGCCCAAATCATCGGCACAATACACTTTGTTGAATGGAATCATCTCGGCCCGACCACCCTCGAATAGGGTCGCCTCGGTTTCATTCACCACGGGCATTCCATCCTCGCCTATCACCACTTCACCGGTCTTCTCGTCGAACTGGAAGTCGGCCAGCGTGCCCTTCTCCAGAATATAGCGGGGATATACAAACACCGTTCCCTCGATGAGCAGGGTATGCACAATGCTCATCGTGAGCTTATCCAGTCCGATGACGTTCTTCAGTTCCTGATTCCACCACTCCTGAATAACACTCATAATGTCGTTCGTGTCAGACGCCCCGACCATCTCGAACGTGACCGGAGGGTCAGCCCCAGATAATCCGGCCACAAGTCGGGGCTCAAGATTATCGATGGTAATCATCGTGAGCGGGAGGACGATATTCGAGCACCCATCCCACGGGAAACTCTTCGGGGTGGAGAGTTGGTCGTAAACCTTCTGTGCCTCCTTGATTTCCTCAAGTTTGGCCTTCCGGTACTCCGACATCGTGGCATTCCGGCCACCGCCAAATTGCTTGTAAAGGTCGAAACAATACGTGGCGAGGGGCTCAAAGTCCCCATTCCCCGGATTGGTAGTGGGGGCGGTCGGAGTGGTTACGCCAGCGATTTCAAGGTCTTCTGCGTTTGAGGATATTATCTCTTCCATATCTTCTCCAGAAACTCAGGGAACTCATACACCATCCGAGCGTCTCGCATCTCTGCTCGTGTCCCCTCTATCCTACCTGTTGATTTTCCCGGTTCCATCACTGTGTACGTCCACTTGCCGCCGGAGAGCACTGCGAGAACTTTGGTCTTCTTGTACTCTCCCCAAGCCTGCTTAATCTCCTCCATCGTCATTGCCTCTCCTCCTCTACTTCGTAACACCTTTTGACTTCTCAAATGTCCTCGCACCAGCGTACCCAAGGTAGCCGATACAGAAGACTTCCCAAGCTATATCGGGAATCGCACGGAATCCTAACGCTACGTTATCAAAGAAGATTTTCATCTGCGCCGGAAAGAAGATTCCCACAAACGGTGCCAACACGCCGAGCGATACAACAATCAGATAGAAGATGTACATGTACATCGGTCGCGCACGGGATGTCCACTTGTCGCTTGAGCTCGCCTCGGCCAGCATGACATTCATTCGTGCCTGTTCTAACGTTGTCTCAAGCTCCTGCACCTTGAGGGCTATCTCGGCAGCTTTGTCGGCTGAAATCGGCTCCTTGCCGGTGATGGCCGCTCGCAGGTCCTTCGCAAACTGGCCGAGCCCGTCGAAAACACTTCCAATGTCAACATTAGCAAAGCTGATACTCATTTACTCTTGTACCTCTCCGAAGGAACATATCCCAATCAATTTTAGTCACATCACCAAAGTTTATAGTATGCGGATAATTCTTTTTTGTAATCTGTACAGCATATTTGTCTATTTCTGCTGCATAGTACTGTTCACATATCTTTCCAGCCCTTTCGAGAGCAACCTGACCACATGATATACCGTCAAATAAGCTGACAACAGTATGTAAGTAAGTTTCGGGGATGAAAGAAAGTATATGCGCCACAACATCAACCGTCCATCCATTACCAACTGTCTTGTATCTTTGTGTAGCACTTATCCCCAAGGTGTAGTTATCCGGTAATGTTTGTAGTCTCTCACATTCGATAGGGTGGAACTTCCTTACACAGTCCAAATCTATGAGAACATTGAACGGGATGCCTTTGCTGAAATTTGCTATCACTGCCGAACTTTTAGGTCGCCTTATATCGGAGTGGTACATGAAGTCCCAGTGTGTCCTCCCACCCTTGACAGGTCTATCCATGAATTTAATAGCTTTATCGCTATGAATCAAATCTGTCTTTAGAAGAACGTCATCAAGCACTATATCTTTCAATCTAATCCCTTTATCGTCAGGCTGTTCTATGTTTGATATGTTTGTCCAGTACAGCCTACGCCTATTCTGCGCTGACAATAACGCCGAATTGATTTCCACAGGCTCTACACCTAATTGTTGTGTGATTACACGCTGATATTCCTTTTTCATCTTCACATTTTCAAAGAGGAAATACTTCGGCTTTAAGATTTTCAATGCTTTGACATAATCAAAAAACAGCCCACTTCTCGAATCAGCAAAACCCGCTTGTTTACCCGCAAAACTGAATCCTTGGCAAGGACTTCCACCGAGCAATAAATCCACCATTTATTGTCAACCTTTCAAAGCCGCTTCTAACTCTCTGATTTTCTTCTTTAACTCGTCAGCCTGCCCTTCCAGCCGTATTCTGTTGTTCCGGTAAATCAACAATCCGGCAAGAAACGATACCGATGAACAAAGCAGAACAACCAAAACAACTGCACTGTAGCTCATATCAGTCTCCTTTCTGATACACTTCAAATCTCTTGGTCCCGTCAGGGTCCGCTGCGAACGTAATAGTACCATACGCCGCACTTATTGTCTGTGAGGCCACCGGAGAATCAACCCCGTCTATCGTAACCTTGTAAATATCACTGGACTGTGCTATCGGAGTAGTAAGCCCCATCTTCTTCCCATGCCCAATATCAAGTGTCTTCCCCGACCCACCCGCGACCGCTGTCACTGCGATGGAAGTGACTTGTGAGAACGCGACATTTCCAGTCTGGTCGTCGTTACCTGTCATCACTTCCGTGGCGGGGTATCCGGCGGCATTCAATCCTGTGGCGACGATAGTGCAAGATGTAACCGCTGCGGAAAACGAGTACACAAGATTGCGGGCGAAGTCCGGTTGAGCAATTCCGGTAAGTGACCCTGCCGCTGCAAGGCTAAACTGCGTAGCCTTCCCAGTCGTGGAAGGCGCGGCAGGTGCCACTAATATCTGCTGTGTGCCCTTTATGGGCTCCCATCCATCTCCCCATCCCATCACGCTTTCCCCCTTTTCTTGCTATAGGTTCTCCACATACCGTAAGCCTTACCAATCGCGGCATTGATATCTTTACCGGGCTCCTCGTGCATGATTGTACGAATCGCTCTTTGAATGTAGGCTTGCTTCTCTTCTCCTTTTCGTGGCTTAGGCATGACATCATCCTCTAATGTTTCCTGCTATTTCCTCGAACTCCATGACAATCCTTCCCTGGTTACTATCCCCAGCGGAGTCAATGACAAGTTTGAGCTCGCTATCGATGATGATGGTGTCCTCTGCGACAATCTTCTCCGCTACAGTCCCACTTCGCAGGGTAAGGTGCCCTCCCGTAACATCAAGTCCATACTTATCCTTGATGGCGATATTGTAATTGGCACTTGGAAGGTCAGTGGTTAAATCCCCATCGGCTCCAGGGATAGTCTCAACAGACACCAAAGTCCCCAATATCTTCGAGACATCGAAATACTCGCCAAAGGGCTTCTGTGCGGTATAGGTGGATGCGATGTCTTTGGAGACGGTTCCACCTGCTGCGGACACCCAGTCGAGTATCACCGCGAAGCTACCTCCCATGCTCCCATCCATGAAAGGGTTCTTCTCTACTGTTACTGTTAAAGATTCTGCCATGTCAACCTCCGTAGGCTACGAAGGAGGATTCCTCTTTGGAGGCTCTCGTCCGGTCGCCGAACGTCCCCAAGGATACCCCTCGTTTGTTTGTTTTCTGTATGACGTGCCTTACCAACATCACCATAACATACTGCAACGCGTCGTGGATATGGGAATACTGATTCTTGGTAGGCTTGTCTTTGTACACACCGGTTGTGCCTATCTGCGGATAACAGTAACCCCCGATGAAACCATTGATGAGGCGGATACAGCTTGGGTCTATCGACAGTCCGGGCTGCCCTGCAACAAGCGTGCCAAGTTGCATTTCCACCGTCTCTCGCCGTACGCTCCAGTTTTGCTCCGACGGGAGGAGCTTTACTCCCGCCTCTTCTTCCATCAGTTGGGAATTGCTCGTCAGTTGACCACCGGATTTGGAGAATTGCGCCCAGCCTGCGGGGTCGCCGTAGTCTGTCCAAGTGGCATTGGGGAAGGTTGTGTTTCGGTCTGCGACGACGAGCTTTGCAAAATCGACTATGCCCATTCGCTCCGAGTGGTAGGTGCGTAACACTTGTACCATCCGGGGGGACGGCATTTGAACCACCACGCAAGCGGGCGTGTTGCCCGTGTTGTCCCACCCGGCGAACAAGGGACCCTTGCTCCATACCAGAGGAGACTTCGCAACATGCAGGTCATAGATAAAGTTGTTGAATACGGGCTTACCCTTTATAGAAACCCCCGGCTTGCCCTCAACGTAGCGCTTTATCCATTCAGGGTTGTGGGCATACGCCTTGATTAAGTCTTCGTAGTATGTTGGGTTAAGATTTTGACGGTTTTCGCCTGGGGGTTGCCAGAAACCGATATGGTCTTCGAGGGGCTTCTGGGAGGGAACCGGGCCGGGAGGTTTGATGTTCCACTTGTATTTGTAGTAAGTGGGGTGTTCGGCATCGGGGGGGTTGGTTATTTCGATACCGAATTTCACGGGGCACCCGCGTGGATATCTGCCGACCCGGTTCTTAAGCATGTCTTTGATGTCCTCCGGCACTTCTATCGATTCGTCGATGAGAAAGCCGGTAATTTCGAGGGATTTAAACTTCTTTAAGTCGTCAGCACGGTCGCAGGCTCGGAACATTATCTCCGCTTCAAATCCCTCGCGCCATTTTATCGTGTACACCTCCTCTTTCTTGTGGTAATCCCCACCGGGGAACCAGCCTGATTCAGGGTCCATGATTGTTTTGACTGTGGTGTCCATCAACTCTCGGTAAGTATTTCGGACAACCACCCACCGCGTCCGCTTAATCTGGTACTCGTCAAACAGGAACTTCGGAAGAAACGCACATATCTCGACCACAGCAGCGGAAGATTTGCCACTACCGACCGGGCCCACTATGCACCGATACTTCGCGGGGCATTCGTGGAACTCTCTCATCGTCGGCAAGGCAGTGTAAGTCTCCGGTCGGGGCATTAAGACTACCTCCCGCTATTCTTTGGTTTGCTTATCTCTGTCGCCACCACGAATGACATGGAGCCCTCGACATCGTGTTCGATTCGCTCCGCAGCTTTCATACCCAAGATGGACGCCCCCAAGTTGGCCGCTGTCAATCTCGTCTGATGGTCGGTGAACTTCGGGGATACGGACCAAGTACCATCAGGCTTCATCTGCACCTTCACTTTATTCGCCTGTAGTCCTTCGGCGACAGCAAGGGCGACTGCGTAACGGGTTAGGCCGACGGTCTCACAAACCTCAATAATCTCAACCTTTTCTGCTTCCTTCTCTGTTCCCGTATCCATGACCCCTCCAATCATTTTGTCCCATCAAATCACACTTAAAACCCGTTGTCAAGAACTTTTTTCGTCCCCACTGTAATTATCTTATGCCTCCCCCTCCCATGAACAATCTCCCATCTCCCATCTCCCAGTGCCACTCTCCCATCTCCCATGAACAATCTCCCATCTCCCATTAGCCACCTCCCCTGAACAATCCATCCATCTCCCAGTACCCATGAATAATCTCCCCTCTCCCATATCCCACTACCCATATCCCCTTTTCCCTCTCCCTTCTCCTTCCCCCCATACCCCCTTTTCTTATCTTTATTGCAATGGTCATGCCAAAGGGTTAATGGGTAGGGGCGTAGTACTAATGGCTGATGGATAATTGTCCTTGGGTTTAAATAGCGTTGTCGAGCCGACCCCCGGCCCCCGACCCCCAGCCCCCATCCGAGGAAGCGAAGCTGAGTCGGGCACAAGTAAGTAAAACATGTAAGAATGCGCGAGCCGACCCCCGGCCCCCGGACCCCGGACCCCGACCAACGTCCGAAGAGAGGGTTATCGGTGATGGGTGATGGGTGATTGGTAATGGGTGATTGGTACTGAAAGCTGGATACGAACGCAAACCAGCCACCCCGTAACTCGGTTTCTGTCCCCGCGCAATTCAACGCGCGAACGGGTACAATTCCCGCGCAAGACTCCCCCGCGCAAGGCACTCCCATCTCCCCGCTCCCATCTCCCCGCTCCCATCTCCGACCGCCGACTGTTTATAGACTCCGGTTGATAACCCTGTGGATAATCTGTTGATAACTTGTTGATAAGTCTGTTGATAACTTGTGGATAACCTGTTAATACCAGTAATCGTCGTAAGTGTATTCGTCGTCATAGTCATCCACCCCCGTTAGCGGGGGCCGGTGGTAAATCCCTATAAACCACGGCTGCCTCACCCTCCCATCCCCCAAGAAGTGGTTCCGGTAGTGATTGTTCGCATCCAACACTTGAACTTTGTCCCGTATCTTTATGTATTTCTTCGTCTTTGCGCCCGTTATCTCCCACCCGCCAGCCCCCATCTTGCATTCTTTCTTCCCCCCGCCATAGGTCAACTCACCTTTCCCACTGGTCAACTCCCCTTTCCCCTCTGTCGATTCCCCTTTCCCCTCTGTCAACCCCCCATAGGTCATTTCCCCCACCCCCGCGATAGGCCGACTACGATATGT